CATCTTTAGGACGAAGCCAACAACCGTTGCAAGGGATTCTTTCTCACGCACCTGTTCCGGCAAGTAAATGCCAGAGTCGGTCTTCTCTTCAAGCTCCGGAAGGGCGATCAGAAGCCTGAAACCGGAAGGTTCTGGAAGCTGGGTTGCGCCCCGAGCCTCTTCATCCGGCATCTTGATATCAACGTTAAGCATAGTAGTCCTTTAAGCGCACTGTTAGGGTCGTGCGATACCCTGCACCCATGATGGGTGGTTAGTCATGCTGGCGAAGACGTTCTTCCAAATCCAGCAATTCCCTTTCGGCTTTCGCCAAACCTTCAATCACGCCGACGTGGTGACGGTATTCTGCCCAATCCTGAGCCGCGCCGGTAGCCACGAAGTCAGCGTGTTCGTTCATCATGTCCCGAATCTTCTTGCGAAGATACTCCAGGACGCTGTCGTCAGAGACCATCACTTGCCCCTAGCCAGATCAGCGCCAGCCCGGATCGCATCAAGCTTCAGCTTGGCGATGTCGTAGTCGCGCTTCTGCTCAAACTCCTGCTGCTGAGACATAGACTTGATCCCAGCATTCATCCCAGCGATGCGCTCCTGAGAGCGAATCCGCTCGACCTCGATCTGCTGCTGACGCTCACGCGACATCTGATCGGCTTGGTCCTTCGCCATTTTGCGCTGGATCTCAGCCTGCTTGTTCTGGGCGTCCTGCATCTGGGCCATGACAACGGGATCCTGCATCTTCTGCTGGATTTCCTGCTGCTGCGCCTCAGCTTGGTCCTTCTGAAGCAGCTTGCCTGCCGCGTCTGCAACCAGCTTAGACAGGGCCACCTCGATGTCTTCCGGCAGGGGAGCGTCAGGAGGCGGCAGTTCCACGCCAAGCTGGTTCTCGATCTCCCGACGATACTGGAAGCCGATATGCTCAGCGATGTGAGCCATCGCCGCAGCCTGGATCATGCTGGCCTGGGGAGACTGACCGACCATAGCAAGGATCTTGGGATCCTGCATCGCCGTCATGTGGACCTTAATGTGGGCCTCATGATCTTGGTAGAGGAACGCCTTCACTGGCTTACCAGACAGGATCGCCATGTTCTCAGACACGGGATCCATAGGCTTCTTCTCATCCGTGTTGGGGATGATCTTGCCAGGATCCTGAATGCCCAGGACCGTCAGCATCTGCCGGTGAAGCTCCGGCAGATCGTACATCTGCGGAGCCTGCTGGGCCAACTGAAGCGCGGCTTGGTACTGGACAACGCGCTGAGACAGGGAGGCAGCATTCGGGTCAGTGACCGGAATCACGTCGATTCTGCCATCATAGTCAGCGGTTCGAGTGGCCCCGAGATCCGTCTCGTAGTCGTAGTCGCCCTTCATGTTCTCCTGGATAATCTCAACCAGGAGGTCCAGTTCCTGCTTCATCGAGGCATGAAGACGAGCCTGCACCGCAGACATCACCTTCATCGCCCGCTCCATGAGAGCCAGGGTCGTGCCTACCGGGGCACTCTGGTTGGCATCACCAATCTGAAGATCGGCAATCGACGCGAAGCGACGGCCCTCCTCAACGAGCGTGCCAAGGAGACCAGCAAGAACCTGAGACGGTTCCTTGTAGGGCAGGAAGGTAATGCTGTCCTTGATGGCCCCAGAGGGGACATCAACGTCCCGGAACTCGCCCGGCATCAGGGGCGTGCTGTCGCCCTTGATACGAAGGCCACGAGCCTTCAGACCGGCGGGAAGGTTAGCCAGCGTACCCGCATCCACAAGCTGACGCAGGATCGAAGTCGCAGACTTGGCGATACCACCGATCAGGTGGATCAGGCCGAAGGGGTAGAAACCGAAACCAGGGATGTACCCATACTGAACAAAGTGCTGACGCTTCAGCTTGAGTTCGTCGCCCTGCTTCCAGTTCCGGTAAATAGACAGGACCACGCCCGTCGAACGCTCGACCGTCACGACATAGGGGAGGGCGATCCCAGTCGGTTCGCCGTCCTTGCCTACATCCTCGTAGCCCGGCAGATCCAGATCAACGTGAACTTCCAGCAACTGATGCCGGTCGTCCGTGTCGATCTGCTCTTCGCCCGCAAGCTTATCCTTGGTGCGCTGGATCTCGTTCCTGTCAGGAACGGGCTCGGACAGATCAACGTCCCGATAGAAGCCCATGACCTGAAGCTTCCGAATCTCGTTCGGGTGCTTCCGCATAATGTGCGTGTATCGGGGTGCGGTCTGGAGATCCGATGCCCCATAAGGGGCAACAAAGTCTTCAGCGGGGATATAGATCGAAGCAGGCCGACCAAGGGTCGGGTCGAAGTACACTTTCTTGAATGCTGCCCCAGCAAGAGGGAGAGCGAAGAGCATGCGCTCATGCTCATTCCTGTACTCGGACATCTTCTCAGTCAGGATGTAGTTTAGGTCTTCCTTGACCCGCTGAGCCTGCCGCTCGCGCTCAGGAGTAATACGACCAACGATCTTGGTCTTTACGGGACCGCCCGCAGGGAAGGTCTCCATGATTGCCTGAGACTGGAAGCGAACCGCAGCTTCAGACAGGATCGGGTGAAACACGCCGCAGGCCCCAGGCCAGGGGCTAGAGCGGTCCTCGATCTTCAGTCCAAGGAGGTCGAGTCCCTTCTTGTAAGTCTGCTCCCAATCTTCGCGGGAGCGGCTGTCAGATTCAAAATCATCCAACAGGTCATGGCCGATAGCCCCAAGATCGCTCTCGTCCATGTGTTCAGCAAGATTGGCATTGAAACCCGGCATCAGATCCTGGGACATCTCAGGACCAAGGATGATGATAGCCCCGCCGTCCTCCGTCTCAATCGAGACAGCGTCTGGATTCACGATCTCAATCTCAACGTCCTCGTCGGCGGGGTTGCCCAGCGGGTTCATCGCTTTGTCGATAGCCACAGCCAATCCCCTCAGTAGTACTCTGCGCGACGCGGAAGATCAGGCTCATCGTCGTAGTCCGAAGGCAGGCGCACAAACCCACCCTGTCGGTATCGCATCAGAGCCATAATCACCGCGTCAACATAGTCGTCGTGAGCCCCATTTGGGAAGGAGGCACATTCCTCGATGACCTCATCGGCCCATCGGGTTTCGGGAGCCCAGACTATACCAGAGGCAAACATATCGCTAACACTATTTGCCCGCATGATCTTGTCGCCCGAAGCCCTGGTCGGGGTGAATTCGGAAACAGGGATCCCAAGCTGCCGAAGCTCATGAATCAAAGGCAAGCCGGAGGCTTTGCCTTCGATCATCAGGGTATCTGGCTGCCACTCCTTATAGACCTCAAGGGCTCTCTGCTTCAGATCGGGGAATTCCATCCGCTCCTTGAAGGCGTCCAGGAGAATTAGATTCTGCCCCACGATCCCGTTGTCGTTGGGCTTGTCAAAGACGCCCCAGGTCGTGAAGGCGCTGTAGTCCGAGCGGTTGTTCTTGGTGAAGGCGGTGTCGGCAGAGATAATAATATACTCGCACTCGGGCGGGCGAGACTGCGGCCAGCGCTTCCACCACTCCCTCTTGAGGATCGCACCTTCGGCGTTGGTCGGCTGCTGCTGGTACTGCGCGTTCCACTTATGTGCCGGAAGCTCAGCCTTGAGCGCTTCGAGCGCTTCGATCTTCCAGAACTGAGGCCACAGAGAGCTTCCGGAGGGCAGAATGGCAGGAAGCTCAATTACCTCCCACTCGCTCTCTCCGTCTCCACGTTCCATAGATGTCTGGATTAGACGGCCCGTCAGATCCCGCTTACCCCATCGGGTCATCACGATCACAATGCGGGCATCCGGCTGGAGACGCTGTCTGGGACCGGACGTGTACCAGTCAAAGGCCTTGTCATAGATCGTCGGGTCATGGGCGGCGAGAATCGCCTCCTGCTCAGTGTGCGGGTCATCAATAATGAACAGGTCCGCACCCTTACCGGCGATAGCCCCGCCGACGCCTACGGCGAAGTACTCTCCACCCTTGTCGGTCGCCCAGCGACCAGACGCCTTCGAGTCCGACTGTAGCTTCACGCCAGGGAAGATCTTCTGGAAGTCCTCACTGTCGATGAGGTTCCTAACCTTCCGACCGAAGTTCACAGCCAACTCAGCCGTGTGGGTGGCTTGAATGATCTTCTTGTCTGGAAAGTTCCCCATAAACCAAGCGGGCAGCAAGTAAGAGGCGAACTCCGACTTAGTATGTCGGGGCGGCATGTTGATAATCAGACGCTTGCTGTCTCCAAACAGCACCCGCTCGAACGCCTCACCCATGATCTCGTGGTGACGGCCATGAATAAACCCAGGCCACGTCTCTCCCACGAAGGGCAGAAACTTCTGTCTAGCAGCTTCGATCTTCTTGGACTGCTCAAGCTTCTCTATCAGACGGAGCAGTTCCATCTGCTCAGACTCGGGAAGCTCTCTGATTTTGGGCAGAATGTCTTCGAGGTTCATAAAAAAAGACCCCCATCGCTGGGGGTCAAGTTTCGTCCGAAGAGAGAAGCCAACACTACGCCTCGAAGGCAATCGTCCTGAAGGGACGAGCCCATCTCAACCAATTCTGCCCCAACAGTCAAGGAGTTCATGCGACCACCATCGAACGAGCCCGGCGAGGTAGCATTTCCAGACGACCACGCTCCACAAGGCCGTCGATCAGCCGCTTCACACCCGACTTGGAGGCAATGCCGACCGCGTCAGCGATCTCCTGGTACGAGGGCGAATGCCCATGCTCCGCACAGTACTTGGCGATAAACTCCAGGACGGCGTTCTGCCGTCGAGTCACGCCAAGACGCCCAGAAGCCATCCCGTTCCTCATCTCACAACCCTCCCTCAACGAGCCTTCTTCGCCAGCTTGATCATCAAGCCCATCCTTCCGGACGGCAGACGCTGCTGAGCCATGAGAATCAGCCCCTCTTCGTGGAGCTTTCTGGCTTCAGAGACAGTGATCTGGGCTCCAGCTATCGTGTACCAGCGCATCAAGCCATGATCCGAGTCAGCCTCAGCGATCAAACGCCAAACCTCCGGCAGTTCCACGTCGATCTCCCCAGGATCATGGAACAAATCGTAGCCAAACGCCCCACAAATAGCAATCCTGCCCCAGTCATCACGCGCGTTGGTTGAATTGACCGGGTTCAGATGGGCCAAAAACCCGGCAAAAGCCAACTGGTAGTGGAAAACAGCCAGTTTGGAGGGGGTATGGGGGCTAGATGGTACCTAGAAAGAGAAGGGGGTGGGT